TGGCAATCGCGGCCATTGGCGCAAAACCTGTAAAGGATTCTTTACACCACTGTCGAAAAATCTTACACTATGTGCTGGAAATGCTTACAGTATCCTGTACAGCCATACAGCACTATGGAGGGCACAGAGCATGGGCAAGCGAGTGAGCGGGACCAAGGGCAAGGCAAGCAAAAACAAGGGCAAGGCCAGGCGCCGGGCTAAGCAGGGGCGGCAGAGCTTCGCCGAGGCCATGCGCGAGGCCATGGACCGCGCCGCCACACCACCACCACCGCAGCCACCCGAGCGCATGACCTGGCTGGGCAAGGCGCGACGGCTGGCCGGCCGAGTCCGCGGGGCTCTGCGCGGTGGCTAGAGGCAGTGGCCGCCAGCCGGGCAAGCCCGTCGCCGATATGACGGCGCCGGCCGACCTGACGCCGGCCGAGCTGGAAGTGTGGCGCGAAGTGATTGACGGCACGCCGGCTGACTGGTGGCAGCAGCGACACCGGGCGACGCTCGCCATGTACTGCGCACACGTGGTGACGTGGCGCCTGCTGCAAGTACGCATACGCCAGGCCGAGGATGAGCTGCGGCAGCCCGAGGCCGTTGGCGTTAACCTGGAGTGGCTAACCGACCTGTGCGCGCTACGCGAACGCGAGGCGCGCGCGGCGCTGTCCCTGGCGACTAAAATGCGCCTGACCCACCAGGCCAGCCGCTCGCGCACGAATGACCGCGACGGCCCCGGCGGCAAACTGACGCCACCGTGGGAGCAGCCCGAGGATGAGGCCGCCGAATAGTGGCCACCCGCGAGGCACTGCGCAAGCGTCGGCGTGCGCTATACTCTGAATGGCTGAGCACCGGCCGGAACGCTGCCGCGTTGGCGCGCCGGCACGGCGTCAGCAAGGCAGCCATGAGCCAGCTGCTGCGCCGGGCTCGGGATGAGCTTGACCAGCCAGCCAAGCCGCTGGGCATGAGCCCGACCGTGGTTTACTGGCGCGAGCGGCAGCGCGAGCATGATGAGCTGACCCAGCAACTAGCCGAGCTGCTTAGGACATGGAAACGCCCACGCCAGTGACCGAGACACCAGCCCAGCAGGCCGAGCGCTCGCTGTGCTCACTGCCGGCCACCGTGCGCGTGTCGGCCAGGGCGCTGCGCAACATAGAGTGGATTGAGCGGCACTTGCGCGTGCCGGGCGGCAAGCATGTCGGCCGCCGGCTAAAGCTCCGCATGTGGCAGCGCCGATTTATGCACGCAGCGTACCCCGATGAGGGCTACGTGCGCACGGCCGTTATTAGCATCGCGCGCAAGCGAGGAAAAACCCCATTCGCTGCCATGCTCGTGCTGCTGCACCTGCTCGGCCCCGAGGCCGTGCGCAACGGCGAGCTGTACAGCTCTGCGCAGTCGCGTGACCAGGCCGCCATTGTCTACAAGTACGCCGAGCAAATGCTGCGAATGGCGCCCGAGCTTGACGCGTGGTGCACCATTCGCGGCGCGCGCAAGGAAATTTATTGCCGTGAGCTGGGCACGCTGTACAAGGCGCTATCAAAAGAGGCTAAGACTAAGTACGGGCTCGGGCCGTGTTTCCTGGTGCATGATGAGCTGGGGCAGGTGAAAGGTCCTACCAGCGAGCTGTATGACGCACTAGAGACTGCGACGCTGGCGCAAGAGCGCCCGCTGTCGCTCATCATTTCAACGCAGGCCGCGAGCGATGCTGATTTACTTTCGCAAATCATCGACACGGCGCAAGAGAATCCATCACCCGATACGGTCATCATGCTCGAATACTGCCCCGAGCAGCGCGCCGATAAGTCGCCGATTGACCCGTACAGCGATGAGGCTTTGCTGCTCGCGTACCCCGACATGAATGAGGGCACGCAGAATATAACCGAGCTGCGCTTGCAGGCCGAAAAGGCCAAGCGCTCACCGTCGGCAGCGGCAGCGTATCGCAACCTTGTGCTGAATCAGCGCACCGATGCAACGGTGCCCTTTATCGCTCGCGAAGTTTGGGACAGCTGCGGCGCCGCGCCGAAGGCGGCGCCGCCCGGTACAAAATTATTCCTTGGCCTCGACCTGTCGGCAGTCGCTGACCTAACTGCGTGCGTCGCCATATATGACCTGCTCGGCGTGTGGCAAGTGTCGCCCACGTTTTGGCTGCCGGCCGAGCCGTCGCTGCGAGAGCGCGGCCTACGGGACCGCGCCCCATACCATGTGTGGCATGAGAAAGGCCACCTGCTGACTACTCCAGGCAAGGCCATCGAGTATAGCTACGTTGCCGCGTGGCTGTTTGGGCTGTGGCGCCGCAACCAGTTTACCTGCGCATTTGACCGCTGGGCCATGCCGCACCTGCGCCCGTGGCTCAAGGTCGCCGGATTCTCACAGCACCAGATTGACACGCGCTTTGTGCCCTTTGGCCAAGGCACAGCAAGCATGTCGCCGGCCTTGCGGGTGCTGGAGACCGACGCCCTAAACGGCCGGCTAGCCCATGGTAAACACCCCGTGTTGACTATGTGCGCGGCAAATGCGAGAGTCACCGGCACCGATGCGAATAACCGCAAGCTAGACAAGCAGCGCAGCCGTGGCCGAATCGACGGCATGGTGGCACTGACAATGGCCCGCGGTATCGCCGAAAACGAGTCAGGGGCAAAGGTCATACTAGGATGATGCAAGCATGAGCACACAGAGCTGGAGCACGCGAGTACGTCACGACTCTGACGCGACGTGGCAGGAATGGCGTGACGAGTTTATAACCCGGCTCGGTGCTCTTACTGAGCTTGCCGCCGATGAGACAAACATAACCCCCGGCGCAGGCGCTCGCCCCGGCTCAAATACCGAGGGTGGCTACGCAGTGTTCCACCTGAATGACGCATTGCACGGCACTGCGCCTATTTACATTCGTTTTGGATTCGGCACAGCCGGCGGCGCAACTAACCCGCGTGTGCAGGTGACAGTGGGCACGAGCACAAACGGCTCAGGCGTTCTAGGCGGCACAGCTCTGAGCACAATCGCAAACATCGCAACCTTCGGCGTCGGCGAGACTTCTGACACTGCTAAGCAATCTTACTTTTCCGCCAATGAGGGCTTTTTTGGGCTGAATTGGAAAGTACAGGACGGTAACGCCAACGTCGGCTCATTCTTTATTTGCCGCACCTGCGACGCCGACGGCGAGCCCACCGCTGTGGGCGCGATGGCGCACTGGGGCTCAGGCATCAACAGCTCATTGACCAAGCGGCAGGCGTTTAGGTACGCGTCGCCGGCCGCGGCATATACTGCGCAGACCAATATCACCGACGCAGCGCTGGGCATGAATCCGCAGGCGCAAAGCTCGACGGTGGTAGGCTCTGACCCGCAAGCTATGCTCGGGTACACAATCACGCCGCGCGTCGAGCCGCTTGCTTACGTGTGCGGAGTGCGTGAGACCGAGGCGGCTGAGGGCAGCACGTTCTCTGTGGCGATGGTCGGCGCTACCGCTCGCACGTTCCTGGTGATGCACGAGCGCTCAGGAAATTTCAGCGCGCAGACTGGCGTAAATACCGAGCTGCGCATGGCGATGCTTTGGGAGTAGCACTCTAATGCCGTTCCTGGGATCACCTGACTTAGACTTCCCGCTTAACCCGTCGGAGCTTATCGGCAATCTGATGCACGGCGGCGAGCCCGCAGTGTTCACCACTCAATGGCTGTCGGCGCCGTCAGGCTCGCAGCTGCTACCCCCACCACCCGAGGGCGACATTGTGTTTATTTGGCAAAGCTCCATCACCGATGAGCTGGGCAACGTGGTGCCGGGCGCGGGCGTCGAGGTACGCAACGCCGACACTAACGGCCTGGTCGCAATCTACAGCAATCGCGCCGGCACCGTCGCGCTGTCAAATCCGTTTACGGCAGACTCGCACGGTTACGCGCGATTCTACGCAGCTCCCGGCACTTACCGCATTCGCGCATTCGGTGGCGGGCAGGAGCGTATATGGTCCGATGTCATCATTGGCGTACCCGTGACGGCAATCATTGAGGCCATTGAGCCCACGCTTACCGCGCAGCAAGCGCAAATCAGCGCGATAGCTGCCGACCTTGGCGTGGTCGAGGATGACCTGGCCGAGCTGCTTGAGACATCGGCGCCGGTTTACCGCGCCGTTGTCGCTGCCGATGGCAGTAACGTGGGATTCCCTGGCGCCTGGTCAACCAGCTACCTGGGCAGCGGGGTATTCCAAGTAACGCACGGATTCGGCACCACTGCATACCACGTGCCCGCCCCGTCGCCGCACATCAATGACGGGCGTGTGCACAGTGCGCAAATCATTTCCAAACTGTCAAACAGTTTCCAGTATCGCCACCATTCGATTTTCGATGAGGCCGACGGCGGCACAGCTGTGCCTCATGATGTTGTGGTATTCGGCCCCACTGCTTAGGAGCAC